ATTGTGATTGAGTTTAAGATCGGATTATTCTTTTAAAGTGCTTTTTTAATGATTTCCCATCTTCTTTTTTGTTAATGTTCTATATTGATATAATATATGGCAAGTATTTTCTGTACAAGTTGTGGGGCAAAGCATGAGTACGTTGGCTTCGCCCCTAATTTTTGCTCAAAATGCGGCACTCAAATTGGAGGCGCTATTACAAAACAACAAGCAACAAAAAAACCAGTAAAACAATCCGATTACGAAGAACCTGAATCAGAAGATACTACCAATATAGATGAAATCCCAGATATTGATAAGCTTGATGTAGAGATTGAATTTGAAGGCGGATTTAAAGCTTTTAATTTAGAGGAACTTTCCAAACAACCAAGCACTGCAAAAAGTAAAAAATTTATTCCAAAGCGCCATAGTGGAATTGGAGATCTTTCTCCCTCAAAATACGGAAACTCAAAGAATGAGGAGAAAGATTAAATACGAAGATAAAAGAGACGTTATAGATAGGATCATAGAAAAACACAGATATATCTGGCAGTTAAAGGCTATAGCGTGGATGGACTATGAAGATGTTGCTCAGATAATCCGTTTTCATATTTCTAAAAAATGGCACATGTGGAAACAAGATAGGCCACTTGAGCCTTGGGTTTCGAGAATAACGTCTAATCAGATTAAAAATCTTCTGAGAAATAATTATTCTAATTATGTTCGCCCATGTTTAAGCTGCAAACATAATCAAGGTAATGAGCCTCCCGCGTGTTCGGTAACACCAAGCGGCAAGCAATGCGCAGAATGTCCACTCTATCAGAAGTGGGAAAGGACAAAAAAGAGCGCGTATGATGTTAAGCTTTCAGTTTCTATAGAATCTCATATGAGTGCAGTTTCTGATATGCATGACGGAAATTTTGATATACTTTCGAGTGCGAATAAACTACACGAAGAAATGAAACTTTATCTAGCTCCCAAGCAATATAAAGTTTATTCTAGATTATATATCGATGGAGTTGATGAAGAAAAAGTGGCAGCTGAAATGGGATATAAAACTACAGAAAAAGGCAAAAAGGCAGGGTACAAGCAAATCAAAAATTTTAAAAAGCTTTTTAGACAGGTGGCTTTAAAGATTCTTCAAAATGAGGACATTTTAACTAACCATGACTAATGAGATTAAATTTTCAGAAGAAGATGCCCAAAAAATAAAACAACTTGCATTAGAATTCCCAGATTTAAATTTAATTACAAAAAAGTTTTTTAATGATGAGACTCTTGATGGAAGAAGCAAGCAGGGTATTGCTATTAGAGCTTTTTTAGTTGCTAATAACATTAATTACAAAACATCTAAATATCAAAAAGTTGGAGATTTACCCCTTACCGATAAACAAAAAGAGTTTATAGTAGATCAAACAAAAATTGGATTATCTAGTTTAAAGATAGCTGAACTTTTGTATCCAAATAAACAGGTTCTTCAAATGAGCTTGGAGCAAAGAACGGTAATGAATTACATACGTTCTTTGGGAGACTTGCCGCAAGTAGAAAACGAAAGTGCGTTAGGTGTTAAGTATCAAGTTCCGCGCTCAATAGAAAGATTAGTAAATAAAGTTAATGAAGCGACTGGAGAAAATTTGAACAAAGAGAAGTTGACTCGCTTTCATAAAATATGCGTGGATAGATTAAATATAAATTTAAATAACTCGCGCTTTCAAAAAATTATAAATTGTTATACGTCACAAGACGACAGAAATATATTTGAACAAGAATTTATTCGCATGACTTGGGACAAGCCAGATTTAACTGCGGATGAAGTTAATTTGTACATGAACGTTTGCAAAGAAATTATTAACTTGGAAAACATCTCAAGGCATTTGGATAAGTTAAATAAAATGTTTGAGGAAACTCAGGAACAAAACGAAATGAGTATTCGTTTAGCTGAAATCATAAAAGCAAAGAGTGGAGAATACCATCAATGCGAAGGCAGAGTAGAAAGTCTAATTAAAAAATTACAAGGAGATAGACGCGAAAGAATTTCTTCAAAACAAAAAGAAAACGCATCCATCTTATCTATTGTTCAACTATTTCAAGACGAAGAAGAGCGTGCAAACATGGTAAAGATCGCGGAAATGCAAAAATCTCTTGTTGCCGATGAAGCCAAAAAGATGGAGACGATGGTAGAATGGAAGGCTCGTATATTAGGAATATCATTAGATGATGCAGTCTGACAGCCCCAACTGTTGCAAAATATGCCACAGTTCCTTTCTTTCCGAAAGGAGTTTACATGCGCATTTAAAAAAGCATAAGATTGGACTTAACGAATACTATGTTAGCTATTATCCTAGAAAAAACCTTTTAACAGGCACCTATTTACCATTTAAAGATAAAGAGTCTTATTTTGAAAAAGACTTTGAAAATAGGAAGCAGCTTTTGAGATGGTGCGAAATAGAATCGCCAGAAACTGTCAAACAGCAGATAAAAAAAATGCTTGTCTACAGGATAAAGAGTAAAAATTTAAAATATGCCCCATGCCATCTGGAATTAGAAACTAGTGAAATGCCAACTGTCGATTTGTACAAAAAACATTTCGGAGCATATTCTAATGTTTGCGCTGAAATTGGAATACAGCCAATGTTCAAAAAAAGTTTACCTAAAAAATTCTATGAAGACTACTCTAATGTTAATATATTTGTTGACACTAGAGAACAGCAACCATTAAGTTTTAAAAGCGAAAAGAAAGTAAAGTTAGATTTTGGAGATTATACCGCAAGTGGTTCGAATTATACAAAAACGTTTGTAGATAGAAAGTCAGAGTCTGATTTTAAAGGAACTTTGGTTGGCGAAAACCTAGATAGATTTAGACGCGAACTACAAAGATGCAAAGATATGGAGTGTTATTTGTTTATTGTAGTTGAATCTACTTTAGAACGTATAAATAGTAATAATGACTTTACTCCTCATAGGGCGAATTTAAAATTTATATATCATAATATGAGATTATTGCAACATGAGTTTGCGGGAAGCTGTCAGTTTATATTTTCGGGCAACAGAACTAATAGTGAAATTCTTATTCCTAAACTAACTGCCATTGGCGGTGCGCTTTGGGATGTAGACGTTCAATATTTCTTAGACAAGGATTCATCATGGCTTGGATCGAAGGAAATCAAAAAAGAAAAAGCTTATTCCGTAACGTAAATCAAGAAATTCTTAGCAAAGAAGGTTTCTTGGAAGAAAGAGAGGCGAAAATTCTTCTCTATAAATTTTTGCGCTCAAATATTTCATTCTCTTCGGAAATTATTTGCGGTGTTAAACTATTTCCGTTTCAACACATGGCAATCAAAACTATGTTTGAGACAGATTATTCTATGATGGTATGGAGTCGTGGATTATCAAAGAGCTTTACTTGTGCAGTGTTCGCATCTCTTGATGCGATATTAAATCAGGGAGTGCATATCGGCATTGTTAGCAAAACATTTCGTCAGGCCAAAATGATTTTTCGTAAGATAGAAGAGATCGCAGAAAAGCCTAACGCGGTATTTTTAAAGCAGTGTATAACTAAGGTTTCAAAAAGCTCAGACGAGTGGACAATGGAAATTGGGCGCAGTAAGATTACTTGTTTGCCGCTTGGTGATGGCGAAAAGCTTCGCGGCTTTCGCTTTCACCGTATGATGATTGATGAATTCTTGCTTATGCCTGATCGTATTTTTAACGAAGTTATTATTCCGTTCCTTTCTGTTGTGCAGAACCCAACTGAAAGAAAACAAGTTTATGATTTAGAGAGTGAGCTTATCAAGCGTGGAGAAATGAAGGAGGAAGATCGATTTGTTTGGCCCAATAATAAGATTATTGTTTTATCCTCTGCATCTTACCAGTTTGAGTACATGTATAAGCTTTATAAGCAGTATGAAGAATTGATTGTGACGCCAGAAAGAAATGCTAAAGGAACAGCTACGAGAGCTATTTTACATTTTTCGTATGATGTTGCTCCTCATGGACTATATGATGAAAGTTTGCTAACTCAAGCGAAAGCAACAATGTCCGAGTCTCAATTCAAAAGAGAGTTCGGTTCGCAGTTCGTTGATGATTCTTCTGGTTATTTTAAACTTAGTAAGATGCATGAATGCACGATTAAGGTTGGAGACGGGCAAGCAATTGAATTAGCAGGAGAAAAAAATGCGGAATACATTTTGAGCTTTGACCCTTCTTGGGCCGAAAACGAATCTTCCGACGATTTTGCAATGAACGTGATTAAGCTTGATAAAACCACGCGCAAAGGAATTCTTGTTCATAATTACGCACTTTCTGGGACAAATCTAAGAAAGCACATTGAATATTTGCATTATTTGTTTACTCATTTTAATATCGTAGCAATGTGCGGTGACTACAACGGAGGCTTGCAGTTTATAAATGCGGCTAATGAAAGCGAGCTTTTTAAAAATAATAAAATTGAAATTAAAACATATGAAGCTGATTTTGATAG